CAATCCAAGGGAAGAGATACGAATCATTGACAGTAAATTCAGAGCAGATGTCATGGCAGAGCTCCCATGTGGCACCCCATGTGTCATTGAGATAATCAAAACAAGTGAGGTAAGTGATAGAAAATTGGAATTTATAGAAAAAAATCAGATATTAACGTTTAAAATTTACATAGATGACAAAGGAAATCAGATCACTCAAAGAGATGATATTATCGGAGTTACAGAAATTAGAGAACTTGCACGAAGGATACAAGATGGAGAGGGTAAACTTGCAGAACTTAGAGATAAAATTTCAAGAGAGAGAGGAGAGAGAGAGAATGAATCACGAAAAAAAGCTATTGAATATACAGCAATCGAGAGAGATAAGTCAAATAAACTTACAGAACTCAGAGATAGAATTGCAGAACTTGAGGCAGATAAAAAAAGAGAACTTGAATCAAATAAGATTGAAGAGCTTGGAAGAGTTACAAAACTTAGAGAACAAATCAAACAACTTGAATACACAATTGGAGTCTATCAAAAATCAATACAACAACCATCCTGGGAATCTGAAATACCAATCATTGAAAAATCAATTAGAGAATATCAAGAGAAATTACGAATTGAAACTAACATACAGGCAGGACTCAACAAATCCTATATTGATATCATTGAAGGATACCAGGAAGAAATTAATAGACTTAGAAATTTGGAACAGGAGATATTCAAGATTATTGAGGACTGCCAGCCAGAATGGTTTGGACATCAACCCAAAGGAGTAGATAAAGTAAATCACATATTATATCATATATCATGAAACGATCTAACAAAGACAAACTCAATGCCCTCATGATGGAGAGCTTGAAACTGAAATACCCAAACATGCCAGAGGCATACATCCCTAAAACTGAATGGAATGATAACAATGCCAATGCCTTGACAAAATGTGTCATTGCATGGATCCAGTTCATGGGTGGTCAAGCTGAACGTATCTCATCTCAAGGTCAGTATAGGGAAGGAGCTAAGATACCAGTTGGCTCAGGTATGATGGCCCACACAAAGCAGCTGCCTGGCAAATGGACACCTGGACAAAGCACCAAAGGAACTGCAGATATTTCTTCAACCATAAGAGGGAGGTCAGTTAAGATTGAGATTAAGTATGGGAAGGATAGACAGTCAGATGCACAAAAGGAATATCAAGCAGCCATTGAGAGAGCAGGTGGAGTGTATATCATTGTGAGAGACTTTGATAGCTTTGTTGAGTGGTATGAGAAATTTACATTAGGATTATGAGTAATCCTAAAGATAAAGCAATCCAATTGGTTGCCATGCACATCAATCCATTTAGTCAGACTGGATGCTCACATCCAATACATACATTATTTAAAAGCACAGCCAAACAATGTGCATTGAACACAGTGGACCAAATGATCTCAGTACTTCCATTCACTGACCTAAACACTTCATTAGGTAAGTATTGTGAGAGTGAGAGAAACTATTTGAATGAGGTTAAAAAAGAGATAGAACAACTATGAAAGCAAAGCCATCCCCATTAGTCAGATATGATGTTTACATCAAGGCTAAGAAACGCAGAATTAGAAAAACAAATAAAAAAATAAGATATGAGTTTGAAATCGAATGAGTTAAGAATTGGTAACTATGTCAAAGGAATAGGCCACAAAATATCATGGTTGGTTGATGGTATTGAAAGTGAATATATTTACTCCTCTAAGTCATGGAGGTTGTTGAGTTCATTTGAGGGGATAGAATTGACTGCAGAATTATTGAAATACTTTGGTTTTAAATTAGTTTGGGCTGGCAGTGGTGATGGTAGTCTATACAGATTTGGAGAGAAATGCAATACAATGGAGCTAATCAATCGAGGTTATGGATTTAAATACAATACATTCAATGCATGTGAGATTGAAATTAAATACGTTCACCAGCTCCAAAACTTATACTTTGCACTCACTGGGGAGGAATTAACAATTGTATGTTAATAACTTTAATTTGTATATATGCAAAAATCACTTATCTTTGTAGAAAATAATAATAACCACTTTATGACAAAAGAAATCAAAACAGCCACTGAGAAAATCAAGGAGCTGAATGAGTTGGGGGGAGTCCTAACTCTACACCAAAAGTTACACAGGGCAAAGTTAGCCATTGGGAAGGTAACTAAGAATGCAACTAATCCACACTTTAAGAAAGCCTATGCCGACATCAATGCGTTGATAGATGCTGTTGAGCCAATCTTATTAGAGAATGGTCTGCTATTATTACAACCTATCCAGGGCAATAATGTCTGCACTCAAATCATTGACATTGACTCAGGCACCATGATAGAGTCATGCATGGAGTTACCAACTAACTTAACACCCCAGCAGATGGGATCGGCCATAACTTATTTTCGTAGATACACCCTGCAAAGTAGTATGAGTCTGCAGTCAGTAGATGATGATGCACACATGGCAGAGCAGGCAGTTAAGCAGCCAGTCAAAGAGACATTATCTGCAGATAGATTTGCAGGTGCATTGACTAAGATTGCAGCCGGTGAGTACACTGTTGAGAAGTTGAAAGCTCAGTTCAACCTAACTAAAGAACAGGAGGCACAGCTATGAAATGGAGACCATCACAATTAGGTAAGCTCATGACCAACTCAAGGAGCAAGTCTGAGCCATTGTCTGAGACTGCAAAGTCTGAGATTCGTAAGATTGCTAAACAGGACTTTTACGGATACACTACAGAGATAAAGACTAAGCCAATGATCAAGGGCACTGATTGGGAGCAAGAAGGTATCAACCTGCTTAATAACGTTAGGTTTACCAACTACACTAAGAACACAGTTAGAGTTGAAAATGAGTACATGTCTGGATGCTGTGACATCATAACAGATGACCTCATCATTGACATCAAATCATCATGGTCATTAGATACCTTTCCGGCAACACCATCGGAAGGAGATAACTCAGACTATGAGTGGCAGGGTAGAGCTTACATGTGGATATATGATAGGCCAGCATTTGAGTTGGCTTACACCATGTACACAACTCCAGATGAGTTACTCACTGAGTGGGATAACCTATCAATCCATCGAGTAGATCACATTCCAATGCACCATAGAGTAACTGTGCTCAGATATGAACGTGATGAGGAGATTGAGGACTTGATAAGAGAGAAACTCATTTACTGTAATGAGTACTATAGTAAGTATATTAATGAACTAAATAACAAATAACCATGGACAAAAAAGAATTTTACCAGCAGGCTGTATTGATGGCATTGAACGGCCTGCTATCAAATGGAGCTCAAAGATTAGAAGAGGAGTACTTAGAAAATCATGCAACTGTGGCCGCAATGGCTCATCTATATGCAAAGGCAGTTACAGATAGAACATTTATTGAACAAACTAAAATATAATACAATGGACAAAACACAAATTGTCACTCACTTAGTGGCTGCACTACTCACAAACAGTGAGAGACTTAGAGACATCAGATTTTCTTATGATGCTCAATCACAATCCAGATTATCAGATCATGAGGTTGCTGTTGATTATGCTTGTATGGTTGCAGATTATATCATTGATAGAACCATTGAGCCAATAGAGTTCCCACAATAAAGTTATTAACAAACATAAATAAAATATAAACAATGTCAGATTTAACAATCAAAGGAGCTGTTAAGCTCGTAAATGAGGTGAAAGTCATCTCAGATAGATTCTCAGTGAGAGAGTTTGTAATTACAACACTGGATCCAAAGTATCGACAGGATATCTTATTCCAGGCAGTCAATGACAAGATGGATGCTGTTGCTCCATTAAAGAATGGTCATGTGGTTGAGGTATCATTCAACCTAAGAGGACGTGAGTTCAATGGACGTTATTACAACACTTTGGACGTGTGGAAAGTTACACATGATAAGGAGTTTGTTGATCCGGCATCTACAAGTGTACAACCAGCAGATGAGCCAGATGACTTACCGTTCTAAGACAGTCTACTTAAACCTTGATGAGTCATTCACTGAGTGGCTCAGAAAGGAACTCAAAGACCAACTGTCAAACAGATATAAGATAATTCACATGGCAGAGGATATGGGAGTTAATCCTGCTGTATTATACAGGTTTATGAATAATAAAGAGGTGAGAACTCCATTCTATGATAGTGCGTTTAAATACTTGGTCAAGGGGGGCAGATAGCTCCCTTTGTCATGTTGATAACTTTCCTTACCTTAGCCAAGTGTTAATCATTGACCTGCATAGAAAACAGAAACCATTTGCTGTTACTGTAAGTAATGAAACATTTGGGCGGCTGTATTCTATACTCTTCAAAGATAGGTATCTGAGATGTCAAGAGCTCAATAGATATGAGATACGTTGGTTCTGTGACAACATCAACCTATTCAAGGTAACACATGAGACAAAGGATGGGAAAGTGTACGAATATAGAATGTTCAAAAGGTCAATGAGTAACTCAATGAAACATAACTTTTTAGTTAGAAATAAGATAATAAATGATTCATACATCTGAGATAATTAAGATAGCCAAGGACCAGGATACAGCCCTCAAATTGGTGGATGTCATAACAGATATTGGATTTGATTATATTTGTAATCCTATTGATGCATTGAACTATGCCAAGAGGATAAACGTATTAAAGAACGAAATAAACAAT